CGAGACCTCGCGTATGGCGCTGCACTGCGCGGGCAGATGCCGCAGCAACCGCCACCCATGCGCGACACCCTGGCGAGCCTGCTAGCGTCTCAGGACAGCATCGGCGCACCGCATCGTGGAACCATTGCGGGCATGGTCGGTGACGCTGGCACGGCAGCGCAGAAGCTCGCGCAGGCTCTCGACTCCTACGGCATGCGCGTACCGGGTACGCAAGCGCGGATCAGTCTTAAAGACCTGACGCTCGGCGATGCGGGGCAGGTGGTCGAAGACATGTCCTACGGCATGCCTCCGACGACTGGCGGCAACTACGCCACGGGGGGCGTGGGCACGATGGGCATTGACCCGCGCGCAGTTGAATTGCTAAACCTTGGCGGTATCGGTGCCGTCAGCGGCAAAGCAGGCAAGACGCTGGCGCGCACTCTGTGATCCCCATCCCCTACCGATGGGCCGCTCTCGCCGCCTCCCTCGCGGCCTGCTACGGCATCGGCTACACGCAAGCGCGGCACTCGGCCGAGATTGAGCGCGCAAAAGTTGAGGCGGTGGCCGCTGCCGAGAATTCACGTTTCCGGAAATTGGAAAAGGAGGTGGCAGATGCTCAGTCGGGGTATATCAAGGCGTGGTCTACCGCTCGCGATGCTGCTCGTGCTGACTGGCTGCGCCTCAAGGCCGGCAGTGCCGGTCGAGTGCCCGTCGTATGTCCCGAGCCCGGAGGCGCTGACGCCGATCAGCGGGACGGACTGGAAGACGCCCGCCGAGAGGCTGATCGAGTTCTACACGCGGCCGTCAACGCTCTCGAACGGGGCGCCGAAGTAGAGCGCGTGCTCAGGCTGTGTCAGGCGGAACTCCGGCAGTGCTCGGGCATGCGCTAGCGCAGTTTCCCGCGTAGCTTTCCAGAACCACCGCCTCTTCCCCCTCTGTCACCGGCTGCTAGATCAGCAGTCTCTGCCCCGAGGGGCGCGCGTCTTCCATCTCCTGAAACCTCCGCAGTAGTTACGCATCGCCGCGCATCCGTCCGCAGATGCCCTACCGCCGTTCGCGTAGGATTCCGCGTAGGTTTTCAACGGGAGCGGGAAGTGTTCGACGCGCGGGCCGCGAAAGCACTGGCGGCAGGGGATCATCTCACGGTCGACGGCGCGCCCGGGCTGCGCCTCGTGGCAACCGCATCGCGCCGGACGTGGACCTACCGCTACCGCTCGCCGGTCGATGGGCGCATGCGTCAGATTCGCCTCGGGCACTGGCCCGCCATGTCGCTGCCCGCTGCCCTGGCGGCATGGGAGCGCGTCGCCACGTTGCGCGCTGCCGGTCAGGACCCTGCGCAGGATGCCCGCGAGAAGAAGCGCGCCACGATCGCCGAAGCCCGCGCGACCGCGTACACGGTCCGCAAAGCGTGCGCGGAGTATCTCGACGCCTACGCATCGGCCGTGGGCGCGAAGACGCACAGGGAGGCGCGCAGGCTGCTCGCTGTGGCCACCGAATCGATCGCCGACAGACCCGCCGCCAGCATCACGCGTGCCGACGCCTTCGAGATCGTGGACGCGATGCGAGATCGGCCAGTCATGGCGATGCGGCTTCGGCAGACGCTCGGGGCTGTGTGGGACCGGGCGCTCGATGCTGGCCGGTTGCCTCCGGAGGTGCCGAACTGGTGGCGGCTGGTGCTGCGTGGGCAGCTCAGGTCGCGCGGGAAGATCGTCCGAGGCGAGCAGGCCGGACCCGTGAAGCGCGTGCTGTCCGGTGCCGAGGTCGGCGCGCTGCTCGGCTGGCTGCATCATTTCTCGGCCGACGTCGCCGACGTGCTCACGCTGTACCTGTGGACATGCTGCCGAGGTGCCGAGATCGTCGGCATGGAGCGGCGCGAGATCGTCGAAGAGTCTGACGGGCTGTGGTGGGTCATCCCGCGTGCTCGGCTCAAGATGCGGCGCAACGTCTCGACCACGGACCTGCGCGTGCCGCTGGTCGGGCGGGCCGAGGCGATCGTGCGCCGGCGGCTCGAAATCCCCGGGCGGTATCTGTTCCCGTCGCCTCGCGCAAAGAGCGGGCACATTGGGCAGGGCGCTGCCGGACAGGCGGTGTGGTTCCACATGCCGGAGTGCACGCTGCGCCCGGAGCTCAAGCGGGAGCGGTTGCCGGTCACGGGCTGGGCGCCTCACGATTTGCGCCGGACGAGCCGCACGTTCCTGGCTGCGCTCGGGTGTCCTGCAGAAGTCGCCGAGGCGATTCTCGGGCACGCGCAGCCGGGGATCGTCGGCACCTACAACCGGCACGGCTACGACGCCGAGCGGCGGGTGTGGCTCACGCGGTTGTCGGCTCATCTTGACGCGCTGGCGACTCAGGGCTGACTGAGCAGTCGCCATGCTGCTGCTGCCACTGCTGGAACTTGTCCGTTTCCAATGGCCTTAAGTCGGTCCACCCGAGCGGCCACCCCATCAGCCACTCGACCCACGTCGGGTTCAGTGAGCCACCAGCCGAAAGCTGATGACAGAGGCGCACTTGCTGCCCTTTCTGCTCGCGCTCCTGCTGCGATTGATTCGACCACTTCGCCCCGTCCGTGGCATTGGGCGTGCGCCATCGTTTTACCGCTGTGGCTAGGCCGTCGCCACTCTTGGCCGATAGCCCCGCCTTGTTGTAGTTGCCGCAGACCGTGGGCGTGGGCCACTTCACCGCCAACGAGAGCGGCGTGCCGCCCTGCGCGTATGGCTTGCTCCGCGAGCTCGTGTCGCTCGCCACTGGCGTGGGCCACAAGCCAGAATCGGTCGCGCTGATGCGGCGCCCCAACATCGGCAGCTCCCAGCACCGTCCATCGGCAGTCATACCCGAGCGCGGCCAGGTCACCGAGCACTCTTCCGAGTCCCCGAGTAACGATTGCTGGACTGTTCTCCACGAAGACGAAGCGCGGTCGAACGTCGCCAACGATCCGTGCCATGTGCGCCCACATCCCCGATCGCTTGCCGTCGATGCCGGCGCCCTTTCCGGCGACGCTGATGTCCTGACAGGGAAACCCGCCCGATACCACGTCAACAAGGCCTCGCCACGGTCGTCCGTCAAAAGTTCGAACGTCATCCCAAACCGGGAAAGCCGGGAGCAGGCCGTCATTCTGTCGGGCAAGCAGAACGCCTGCGGCGTAGGGCTCCCACTCAACGGCGCACATGGTTCTCCATCCGAGGAGGTGGCCGCCGAGAATGCCTCCACCAGCGCCCGCGAAAAGTGCCAACTCATGCACGGATCGCCTCGTCATCTCGAGGCGCTGGCCGCCCCGGCCCCGGCTTCAAATCGCTGACCGGCCGCGACTCCGCGAACGCCACCAGCTCGCGCCACAACCAGCCGACTCTGCCCGCGCTCAACTTGCGCGGCGGCGGCAGTTCCTTCGAGCGAACGAGACCTTCGAGCGTGCGGACCGAGATCCCGAGGGCAGCGGCTGCGGCTTCGCGCTCGACGAGCAGGGGCGGGGATTGGATGACTTCGCGCTTCACGGCATCACCCTCCGCACCGCATACCGCACCGTCAGCACGCGGAACCCGTCCGCAAACTCAACGAGCGCGGAATTCATCTTGCCGACTGCCACGACCCGGCACGGTTGCCCGTGTCGCTCGCCTAGCCACTTTCGCCAGTACCATCGGTGCGTCATGCTCACGGCTTCGCGCCTCCTATCGCAGCGGCTGCGCGGACGATTGCGCGACGGGTGGCCTCAGCAGCGTCGGCCCAATCGTCGAAATGTTCGACAAGGTCATACTTGCCCATCTTGTCGCTAAGATGCACGCCGCACCATTTCATAAAGTTGTCGATGACAAAGCAAACTTTGAGTTTCACTGCCAGTCGCAGCGCGTCGCCATCGTCGGTGAGGGGGTTCCATACGTGATACGTCTTGCCCTCGTAGTACATCGGCTGCCAGTCGCGCGGATCGCCGTCCCATTCCAGACGAATCCCCGCCGCCTTCGCAGCCGCTTCCAACAGCGTTCTATCGTCCATTCGCGCCTCCCTTCCGCGCGGCGATGCGCCACCCGTTGATGTCGTTCGCGATCTTCTGCGCCGTGCCGTTGTCGGTTGCGTGCACGCGGCACAGGTCGATGCAGTGCTCTAGTGCTTCGTCTCGCGTCTTGTCGAGCAGCGCGAGGAGGGCTCGCCGCGCTCTATCTCGCGCAGCCTCCGCACGCTGCAACTGCTCGCCCTCGTCGTCGTCCGCGCACCAGTTCGCCATCTTCGCGCTCACGCCTGCGGTGATGGCTTCGTCGATCCATCGCCATGCGTTATCAATCGTCATGCTTCATCTCGGCGGGCGTGAGGGCGGCTCTCAGCACCCGCACCGCGTTGTTGTGCGCGTCTGCCACATGCTCGGCATTAGGCATGCGCTGCACCTTTATCAAGTCGGGCACGACTGACAGCGCGGCGCGCAACCGCTCGACCTCGGCGCGGAGGGCGTCGCGCTCTTTCATCAAACGATCCGCATCCGTCCATCCGCCTGCGTTGTAGACGTTCATCAACTCGCGGACCTGTGCGGCATCCATTCGCGCCTCGTCCCGCTCGCGCGTCACGGCGGCCAGTTCGCGTTCGATGTCTCGGCAACTGTCAGCAGGCACAATCTCAGACGTGCCCCAAATGCTGCCAGTCCACTTATCTCCGAAATCGCGCTGTCCCCATTCAACTAAGGCATCTGTTCTCGGCGTCTCGCTCATTTCGTTGCCTCCAGTGCAGCGCGCACACGCGGCAATGCTTGCGCCGCTCGCTGTTCGCACCATGCCAAGTCATCCCCCGGCTCTCGGTCAGCATCGCCGATGTCCGCCAGCGCGGCCTCGGCATACGCCAGTGCCGCCCTTAGCTGCGCCTCTATCTCCCCGCACGCCTGCCTCAGCGCGAGGGAGTCGAGGTAGTCGGGGAGGGCGTCGGTCGATGGGTGGCTCATGCGACCTCCGCAGCAGCAAACAGATCGACCTCGGACTTCGTCGCCTGCAGCAGATTCCGCGTCGCCTGTTCGTAGTACGACCGCTTCAGCTCCACGCCGATGAAGCGCCGCCCTTCCTCGATCGCGACGAATCCCTCCGACCCAATGCCGGCAAACGGCGAGAGCACGACGTCGCCCGGGTTCGTCCAGAGATCGATGCAGCGGCGGATGACTTCGAGCTGCAGCGGGCAGATATGGCGCTCGTCGTCGTGCTCGCGGGCGCTGCGGAATTGCAGCGTGTCGGACGGGTCGATGTCGGTCCAGACCGGAGACGCGATGCGCTGCCACTTGGCAACCGGGAACTGTTCGGGGTCGTGCTTCACGCGCGGCACGGCGTCACCAGGGGCGCGCATCGTGATGACGTAGTCCGGGATTCCCTGGCGGCTCAGGCTGGCGTTCTCGCGGATGCTCTTGTGCAGCAGTCCGATTGCCTTCGTCCGCTGCATCGCGGTCACGGGGTCTTTCCAGATGACGACCTCGGAGTGATGGATGAACCCGCGCGCCTCGAATGCCCGGATGAGATCCCCGCGAAAGTCGCGCAGGCCGATGTGCCCGTCGCGTTCCTTGCTCGTCGGCATCAACATGCAGTGGAACGACACCTCGCGGCCGGGGCGCAGCACGCGCCGCAATTCCGTGATGAGGTAGCCCATGTGCTCGAAGAACTCGGCGTCGTTCCGGCAGTTGCCCATGTCGCGCGGGCTGTTGCTGTACGTGTACAGGCTCGCGAACGGCGGCGAGAAGATCGAATAGTCGATGCTCTCGTCGGGAATGCCGCGCAGCACTTCGACGCAGTCGCCTTGATAGATGGCGTACTGGTCTGCAATGACTTGATCGATGCAGTTCATGCAACCTCCAGAAACCGGGGCACGGTGACGCGCCGCGTTGCGTTGTAGGGGTTCGTCTGACGGACCATGCCGAGAACATTCGCCTGCACTGCGGCGCGCGTCTCACCGGAGAGCATCTCCGACATCGCGAGCGCGTCCGCTTCTTTCCGCTTCAGGTTCGCCACTACCGCGCCTTCGCGCTCGGATGCAAAGATGTGCACGCAGACCGTGCGCGTCTGCCCGAACCGCCAGCAGCGGCGCACGGCTTGGTAATAGGACTCGAAGGAATCGGTCACGCCGACAAATGCCATGCGCGCGCAGTGCTGCCAGTTGAGCCCGAAGCCGGCGATGCTGGGCTTCGTGACGAGCACGCGAATCTTCCCGCTGGCAAAGTCGCGCAGCCGTTGTTCCTTCACGTCGAGATCGTCCGCGCCGCGCACCTCGATGGCATCGGGGGTCGCCGCGCGCAGTGCATCGCCCTCGGCGTTCAGGTCACACCAGATGACCCACGGCTCGCGGTCAGCGTTGACGACGGCGGCACACTCGCGCACGCGGTCGGCGATGGAGTCTCGACGCGCCTCGCGCCGCTCCATGAGTGACTGAGCTTCGGTCACAAACAGTGACCCGGGCGCGACGTAGTCGCTTCGGATGATGTGCTCGCGCAGGTCAACGGGTGGCAGTCGATATGCGCTGGCGTCGTGCCCGAGGTCTGCAGGCGAGCGCACCAACGCGCCCCAGGAGGCGACCCACTGCCAGAAGGCGTGCTTTGCGTGGCCCTTAATGCGCCACGTCTGCGTGTCGCCGCCGTCGTGCACGAAGAACTCCGCCAGCATCTCCGAGCGCGAGCACACGCCGAGGAACTCCGCATGCGTGCCCAGCTCGGTCCAATCGTTCGGCGCTGGCGTCGCCGTCGCGCAGAGCTTGAACGGCGTTTCGCGGAATGCTTCGAGCAGCGTCTTCAGCGTCTTGGCGTCGTGATGCTTGATGATGCTCGACTCGTCCAGCACGACGGCGCCGAATGCGCTCGGGTCGAATCTGTGCAGGCGGTCGTAGTTCGTGATGACGATGCCCGCGTCCGTGTCGGCACCGTCTCGAGCGTGCACGACCTCGACGCCAATCTCCGCACCCTCGGCCACGGTCTGCGGTGCGACGGCCAGCGGTGCGAGGATCAGCACGCGGCATCTGGACTCGCGGCGCACAATGTCGGACCACGCCAGTTGCATGCGGCTCTTGCCCAGTCCGGTGTCGGCAAAGATCGCCGCACGGCCGCGACGCACGGCCCAGCGGGCAAGGTCGGATTGATGCGGGAACAAGCCGGCAGGCATCTGCACGGGGCCGGTAATGCCGGTGGCCGGGCTGCTGGAGAGCTTGCGCGCGACGAATTCGGAGTAGTGCATTACTCGCCCGCCTCCGCCAGCTCGCGAGCGCGGATCGTTGCTGCTTCCACCTCGACCAAGAACGCGCGGATCTTCTCTTCCATCTCGTCAATCTCCGTCTGGTTGCGGGCATGCCGCAGAACGACTAGTTGCATCGGCTCAGGCATGGCCTGGCAGAACGACACGTAGTCGACGCCGCATGCGCCCGTGCACGCCATCTGCAAGTTCATCTGCGGCAGGTAGTCCGCGGGGATCTTCCCGGTCAGCAGCGTCGCGACGTGCCGCTCTTGGCGCGGGCACTTGATCTCCACCAGGACATCGCCCGCGACACCGTCAGGCGACGCGCCGCACATCGGGATCGTCGGATGCCGCACGAAGGCGACCTCGTCCACCAGCCGACCCGCGCGCAGTTCGTAGAGCGTCCGCGCCTCGGCCTCGCAGTCGATGCCGCGCTGCATGTCGGCGGTGACGTAGTGCTCGGTCGATAGCCCGGTGAGCCGCTCGGCGACGAGCTGATAGAGGTACGACTGCCGGCGCTCGCTCGGGCCTTTCTGCGTCATCGCGAGCACGTCCGCGACCCGCGAGGCAGTCACGCAGCCGAGACGCGCGTGGAACCATTCGGCGGTGCGCTGCTTCATTCGGGCACCGCCGCCAGCGCGGCCTTGCGCGCGTCCTTCGCCTTCTGGAACCGCTGCGCGGCCTGCACGTCCTCGGCGGCTTTCGCTGCCTTGTACGCTGCCGTAAACACCTTCAGCAGTTCTTCGGACGTGGCCGCGTCGCTGATCGCCGCGAGGTAGTCCACCACCTGCGACTCGGGCAGCAGCTCGGCGGCGGAGGCGACCTCGACTGTGCTCTCGTCTGCGTCGGGCGTGCCTTCCAGGGGAATGCAGAACGTGAGAAAGCACGCGTATTTGTAGGCCGCGCTCATCGCCTTGTTCGTGGACTTGTCGCTGCTGTCCTGCGCCTCGCCGATCGTGCAGGCGGTGTGCTTGCTGCCGTCCTCGACGGAGACGAAGTCGAACTCCGCGTGCACGGTCGTGAAGAACAGCGCGCCCCCGCTCTTGCTCGATCGTTCGATCTGCTCGCGAGAGGTCATGCGCGGGATGATGCACAGCCCGTGCTCCGCCAGCAGAGGCGCGAGCGCGTTGTAGACGTCGTCGATCCCGCGGAACTTGAACCCCTGCCCCTGCGTGTTGTTGCGATTCTTCGCAATGCCGGTGCGGGCAAGGTCTTTCGTGATTGCTGCGATGGCCGCGTAGACGCGCGGCGCTGCCTGTTCGTTGTTCATAGCCAATCCCTCCGCGTCCGCGTCGTGAATGTCGCCTCGTGCTTGATGCCGCGCACCACGCTGCCCAGCGGGATGTAGTCGGGCGCGTCGAGGCAGTGGTCGGCGTCGTACAGCGGCGACGGGTCGCTAAACGATCGGCAAGCGCACGACGTCATCACCGATCTGTCGTCGTGCTGGTGCGCTAAGAGCGCGATGGCTTCAACGCCGTTGCTGTAGACATGCGTGCTCATCGAATCACCCCATATGCAAACAGCACCACGAACCCCACGACCGCGACGATGAACACCGCGACATCCCCCGGGTGCGCCCGGTCACCCTCGCCCGTCCAGCGGGCGCCTCTTGTCAGCGGAAGCCTCATCGCTGCGCCCTCCGCTGGCTGTCGCTGTCGTGCTCGCGGCGGTCGCTCCAGTACCACCAAAGCAGCATCACGCACGCACCGAAACACGCGCCGATGTACATGCCCAGCAGGAACACAAGGGTCGGGCTCATGCTTCCCTCCGATATCCGAGACGGGCGTACTCGCGCACGTTGTTGTTCCACTCGCCGAGCGCGTCGGCTTCCTGCTCGCGGTAGTCCTGCACCGCGCACAGCTCGGCGTGTGCGTTCGTCAGCGTGGCCCACACGTCGTCACTCTCGTCGACGCTGTCGCGACCCTGCCGGCAAAACTCGACCGCGGCTTTGAGGTCTTCGTCGCTGATAGGCAGCGCGAGCCGGCCGGAGGGAAACTTCGTGTGGTAGTGGAACATTGCCCAGCGGACCGCCGTCTTCGCGTCGGCAGACAGCGCACGGAACTGCGGCGACATCTGGATGCGGTCCTCGTCGATGCATTGAAAAGCGAGGATCGAGGCGGGCAGCGCGTCGTGCATGTTGCGCAGAAACCCGCGCACCGACTCTGCGTCGTCGAGGGCGTCGCAGACGGCGCGGATGTCTGCGCCGGCGGCTTGCAGGTGGGGCACGATGGCGGGGGAGTTCATGCGGGCACCTTGGCCATTGCCATCCGAGCGATGTCACCCAGGATCAGTCGCATATCGGTGTCGCCGCAGTATTCGCGCGACAGCCGGTCAATTTGCTGAAGGGCGGCGAGCAGGTCGGGCGCGGCGGCAATCAAGCAAGCATTCGCGGCGCGCTCTGCGAAGGTGCCGACACTGCAGTACGCAACTTCAGAGCATCCGCGAACCTCTCCGTCCGCGTCGCAGACTTGGAAGTGGTCCCGATGGTTTACTTGCCACGGTCCCGGTGTGTGTCTGTTCATCTCTGCCTCCCTTCCCCGGCTGGGGTGTCGATGGGAGATATTCAAGCACGGCTTGAAAGTCAGAGTCAAGCACAGATTGAAATTATTTCGATGAGCGCAAAAAAACCCGCCGCAGCGGGTTTGATGGTGTCGCGGTGGTCTACCGGGCTTCCCTTGCCTCGGCTCTATCTGCCCACTTCAGGGCAAGAATCCCCGGCGCCACGGTGACGACTACCGCGATGAAGTTCCAGACGTTCCACGGGCTGAGCATCTCCTGCAGAGCTGCCCATCCGTGGAGGTACCAGGTGGCGCCGTAGCCGAGCAGGATCAGGGCGAACGCCAGCGTCACCCACACCCGGCCGAATATGCGCGCGGCTCGAATCATTCCGCGTCGTCGGGGCGCGACCGTGCCGCCATGTCTGCCTTGATGCGCTCGATCATCTCGGCGTATTGCGCGGCCTTCTCGGAGTCATAGGCGGCGTCGGGGCGCTGCCAGAGGAAGCTGACGAAGTCGAACGCCTGCTGCTGGGGGCCGTCCGGCAAGGCGGCGATGATTGCGCCGATCCTGGCCGCCATCGGGTCCTCGTCCGAGATCAGTGCCCCGACCGGGATCTGCAGGGCCTTCGCTGCTGCGATGGCGTACTCCCGGCTGATCTTCCCGGTCTGAATCCAGTTAGTGACGGCTTGGTTCGAGACGCCGCAGACCTCGCACAACCACGACTGATTCCGCCCGAGACGGGCGAGCGCGTCCTTGATGACGCGGCCAACGGGCGAGATGTCTGGAGTAGCAAGCATGGGTTGATGCTGCGGCGGAGGAATTCCATGCGGAAGCATGCAACGCTTGAAACCAGAATCAATCTGTGCTTGAATCATCGCCATGAACTCAATCGAACGCGCCAGCGAGGCAGTCGGGGGCCAGTCGGCACTGGCCGCGAAACTCGACGTCTCCCCGCAAGCGGTCTACCAGTGGGCCAAGGGCCTGCGCTCGGTGCCGGTGGAACGGTGCGCCGCAGTCGAACGCGCCACCTCCGGCATCGTGACCCGCCGAGACCTGCGACCGAATGACTGGTGGCTGATCTGGCCCGAGCTGGTGACAGCAGACCACCCCGCCCCTTCCGAGGCCGCGGCGTGACCCGATCCAACTCCCGTCCGATGGCGAAAGCGGCGAGTACGCCCCGGACAGGGCCGCGCAAGCGGATAGATACCGAACCGCCGCAGGTTGCGATGCCGGCTCCTCCCCTTGTGCATCTCGGCAGGCGCAACCCGTCACCCGGACCGGCAGGCTGGCCGCTGCCGCGTCAAGTCCGGACCATCTCCTCCCCGGTCGCACCCGCGACCGTTTGCCCGCTCGTCGAGTCTCTCGGCGGCGGGCGTTTTCTTTCTGGGCTGGTGGCGTAGTCATGGCTACAGCCTGCGCCGCAGATGCCCCGACCGCACTCCGTCAAGGCGGAGTCGTGGGCGAGCGGCTGCGGAACGCGAAGGCGGCAGCGGTCGCCGATGCGCTGGGCAAGTCGGATTCGTGGGTGGACAAAGTGCGCAACGGGGAATCGGGCGTGCTGATTCACGACATCCCGGCGTTGCTCGAAGCGCTCGGGTTGAAGTGCGTGGGGAACGAGAAGGTGTGCGTCGATCGCGATGTGTACGTCTCGCTGCGCACGATCGCAGGGGCCGCGCTCGAAGCCCCGAAGAAACTGGAGTGGGAATGACACGCGACGAAGCCCTGGAGCAGGCCATTGAGGCGTGCACGGCACTGATGGCCGTGTCTCGCGAGTACTACGACATCCAGACCGCAGCGGCAGCGATGCACGCGCAGCGGTTGCTCCTGGCGCGACGGTCGCCGGAGCAGATCGCGCGGATGGAAGCAGCCGCCGGACTCACGCAATGCCTACCCCGTTGAACGCCCCGACCCCGATCCGCCTCGTCATCTCGGCCGAGCAGTCGCTCGTCGGTGCTCTTCTGCAATCGACCGATGCGCTGCCTACGGTCCGCCAGATCGTGACGGTGGACCTGTTCGAGGATGAAGCCTGCCGGACGATCTACCAGGGCATTCTCGACTGTGTCGAGATCGGCGACGAGGTCAACGCGCTGACCGTCTCCGAGCGTCTCGAGAAGGGCGACCGGCTTGAGAAGGCCGGCGGCTGGGTGTACCTGATCGAGCTGACCGGCGTCCCGGCCACGAACGTGCTGAGTTACGCGCGGATGGTGGCCGAGAACGGGCAGCGTCGCGGGCTGACCCGCATCGGAGAGCGGCTGCTTGAGGCGGCAGCGAAGCCGACGACGAAGCCCGTCGAGATCGCCCGCCTGATGACCCAGGCGCTTGCCACGTACACGAAGGGCCCGGCAGAGGACAGCGGGCTGCTCCTCGACTACGCCGCACTCCGGGACCGTTACGCGGCGCAGGATTGGGCCGTGAAGGGCGTGATCCCTCAGAACGCGGTCGGCATGTTCTTCGGGGCGTCCGGCACGTTCAAAAGCTTCATCGCGTTGGACTACGCCCTGCACCGCTGTTACGGGCTCCCGTGGCTCGGCAGGCGCACGGAGAAGGGGACGCCGGTCTACGTCGCTGCAGAGGGTGGCGCGGGGCTCTACAAGCGGATCAACGCCTGGCACAAGCAGCGCGGCATGGACCCGACCAAGATGCCGATGCGGGTCGTGATCCTGCCGCTGCCCATGCTGACCGAGGCAGTCAGGCTGCGCGAGACGATCGAGGCGCTGAAGTTTACGCCGTCCGACATCGTGATCGACACCATGTCGCAGACCTTTGTCGGCGAGGAGAACTCCTCGACCGAGGTCGCGAACTACCTCCGGGTGATCGGCACCGAACTCCGCGACCCCTTCGGCGCGACGGTGCTGGTCGTGCACCACACCGGGCACTCGGCCACCGATCGGCCCAGGGGCAGCAGCGCTCTGATCGCGAATTGCGACTTCCTCTACGGCGTGTTCCGCGACGAGGCCGAGCTGCTGGCCACGATGGAGTGTGTGAAGCAGAAGGACGACGACCGGGGCGCACCTGTGTCGTTCGCGCTGCATGTGGTGGACCTCGGCGCAGACAAGCACGGCGACCCCGTCAGGAGCCTCGTAGCGCGTCACGCAGGCGCGGAGGAGGTCGTCGCACAGGCGAAGCAGCAGAACGGCGCCACGGCGCTCTCGCGGCTTTTGCAGGCCATCGGCCACGGCGCCATCGAATCCGACGTGCGCGACCGGTTCTATCACGCGATGGGCGACGCCGAGAAGGAAGCCAAGCGGCAGGCATATGGCCGCGCGTTGAAGCGTGCCGAGGCCCAGGGACTGATCCGCCGTGAGGGCGATCTGATCGAAGTGGCGGTCCGCCAGTACGCGGAAAACAGGGAGTGACGAGCGTGACATCGACCGTGACATTCAGCGTGACATCCGAGCAAAACAGCGTGACATCGGGCAAGCGTGACACCTCGCGCGCGCATAAGGGAATTTGTCACGGTGTCACGGTACACAACAGCGTGACATCGCGTGACATCGCTGGGTGTTCCTTCATTGCCAATGGACGCAGCGCCGCGACATGCCGTTGGCGCCTCGGCGGCGCCCGTCACGTCACGGCTTGGGGTGTGCGATGAACAGCATCACGGCGACCGGACAGCATGGGCGGCGGTTCGTGTGGGTCGGGCTGATTCCCTGGCAGCGTGCTGACGGCCACGGCACCTACGTCGCGCAATGGCAGGGCACCTGCGCCACGTGCGGCAAGCCGTTCGAGGTGCTGACCCCAGCCGCAGTGCTGACCGATGGGAAGTCGTCCAGCTCGTTGAGCCTTGCGAACTGCCCGAAGCACCGCCGGGTGAGGCAGGCGAGGGCCGCAGCATGAAAACCGACAAGCCAGTCCTCCGCCTCCGCTCCGGCCGCTGGGTCTGCCGCGGCAAGGGGCACCAGGGCAAAGGCAAGACGCCGGCATCTGCCTTCCGCACGTGGCAGGCGAATCGGATGTACGCGGCTTCGAGGGCGAGGATTGCGGGGAGGGTGAGCGCATGACCACCGCACTCCGCGCGCGCGTCTTTCCCGACCTCGACGACCGCATTCACTGCGCGACCTGCCGAAACCTTGCAGACCGCGTCTGCTCGGCCTGGCGCGAGGTCGGTGCAACGCGCGGCTACATGCCGATCGATGACCTGCCGCGCAGGTGCCTGGGCTATCGGCCGGGGCGAGAGGAAGAGGACCAGCGAAGCGGGGCGCAAAGATGGCCGACGCTGGATCGAGTGATCGAGGAACAACCGAGGAGGGCGGGGCGATGAATCTGCTATTGGGCGCAGGCGAGGTCGTGCTGTGGTGCATGGCCGTCGTCATCGGGCTGGCAGTGGTCGCGGTCGGTGCGCTGCACGCGTGGGACAAGTGGACCGGCTGGCAGTGGTCGCAGCGGATGAAGCGGAGGGGGCTATGAGACTCGGCCCGCAGTTCCAGCGAGCGGACGCCAGCCGCACAACGCACACGCTCGGCTACATCCAGCTGGCGCCTCGATCCGCAATGGCCCGTGCCGATGCCGACCGACCCGCACCGGGCGCCGAAGAACGCGCTGTCGGCATGGCCGACGCAGAGGGGGAAGCGATGAGCGCAAGCGCAGACGGCAACCTCGCCAAGCTGCGGGCGTTGTGCGAGGTCGGCGAGCCGATCACGGTCGCGGACTTGGCGAGGCGGATGCGCGCCGACTACGAGTCGGTCCGTGCCTCCGTGCGGCGGATGGAGCTGGTCGGGCTGGTGGTCTCGACGACGCCTGACCGTCGCCCAGGCAGGCCGGCTGCGTTCGTGCCGACCGATGCGGGATGGGCTGCGGTTGCTCTCGGTGAGCCGATCTCGCTGCCGCGTCAGGACACGATCGCGCACCGAGAGGCGGCGG